AGCGCGCCAAGATAGGTGCGAAAGCAGCGAAAAACCGTGCTGAATCGAAGCATCCCTTCCTCAATCCGAAAAACCAAGATGGCATGACTCGCGATTCCATTCGCCGACTTCATTGATCAGCGGTTCCTTAGCGACCTTTATTTTGGTTATGGTGCCGGTTTCGGTCGTGAAACATGCCAACGCCGCATCCGTCAGCAGGCGTTGGCAATCTATTGAGGCGACAATATTGACCTTGACGTCATGGCGAGCCATCGGTCAGTTCAGCCAAGGCTTTCCACAAGAACCAATTCAAGAGCAAGAATGCCGGCTCAATAGGGTCGCTTACCGCCAGCTCATTCGAGGCGTCTTATCTTTGAATGATTTATGTCCGGTCTCGCACATTTCTTTGTAGGCCTGGATCGTCATGCGCCCAGTTGTTGGGTTACCATCGCGAGCCAAATGCCCAGCTTTCAAGTCCCGTTTGATTTCTTTTGATAGTGGGGCACCCTTATGCTGAGCGTACAAGTGTTCTGCCCCCTTATTCGCAGCATCCTGCCTTGCCATTTCCTCGTTGCGGCCTGTTTTTGCCGGCTCACCGGCACCACCACTGCTCCTGTGCGCGGTACTCGCGCTAAATGCCAAGCGCGGACCAGAACTGCTGGATTCATAATAGTTCTGCGGAGCGCTGATGCGCAGGTTAGCCGCTCGAGGCGGAGACGAGGGAATTCCTTCAAGCCACGCAGAGGCGCGACGCCCTGGACTGGAGTTCCGAAAATTTTCATGACTATATGACGAAGCCTCGTCATCGCTGCTATGCGCATAGCCAGTATAACCACTGCTTACAGCAGCCTGTTCTCATATTTGTAAAATTGAAAATTGGATTGAATTGACCGCAATTTTTCGAAAAATAAATTATCGATGATTGGGCGAATTTATCGTACAGCGAAAAATTAATTTGATTGCACAATTTTGAGAAAAATTTTCCATGAATGCGAAGTTTCGATAAAATTTGTTGGTCAATTTATTCGAAAATGATGTCACTATTTCGCCTTCGCTTGATCGAGATTGAGTTAAGTATGGTGTTCGGAACTTATTCCGCAGCACCGAGGCATCGATGCAGAGTCGATGCGAAGTCTGGCGCGATTGCAGCGGCGTGCGCGGCATGAAGAGGGGCGCTTGCCCGCCCGCGCGGGCCACTTGCACTCACGCTTCGGCCTCGCGCATCAGTTGTCCACGCATCATCCATAGGTTGCTCAGCGCGAACAACGTGTGCAACTGCTGCGTGTTCTTCACCAAGCCGCGATAGCGCGCCAACAGATGCCCAAACTGCCGCTTGATCACCCGGAACGGGTGCTCCACCTTGGCACGGATGCCGGCCTTGATTCTTTCGACTTGGCCGATGAGCGCGTCAAGCGGTTTGCTTGGGTCCAGCGCGCGGCGTTTGCCCGGTTTCATGGCCACGTGCCAATGCACATCGGCCCTGGCATCGGGGCGCTTGTGTGCACCCTGGTAGCCCGCATCGCCAAAGGCGTCGGTTTCCTCGCCATGCAACAGGCTGTTAGCTTAGAGCACGTCGCCCACGTTGCCCGCCGTGCCCCTGACCGTGTGCACCAGCCCGGAGTCGGCATCCACACCGATGTGCGCTTTCATGCCGAAGTACCACTGCTTGCCTTGATGCCTCTCGGGGTCGCGTTCGCCCGAGGCGTTCTTGGTCGAGCTCGGCGCGCTGATCAGGGTGGCATCGACCACCGTACCCGCACGCAGCATCAATCCTTTGTCGCGCAGTAGGTGTTGACCAGCACGAGTATTTGCGCGGCCAGCTTGTATTTCTCCAGCAGGTGACGGAACCGCAGGATGGTGCTTTCGTCGGGCAGCCGGGTCGTCCAGTCATCCAGCCCGGCAAACTCTCGGTACAGCGGCACGTCGTGCAGCGCTTCTTACATCGCCGGATCGGACAGGCCGAACCACTGCTGCAGGAAGTGGATGCGCAGCATCGCCTCCACTGCAACCGGCGGGCGACCCGCTTGCCCTCGGGTGCGTTTGATCGACAGGTTCAGGCCAAGGTCTGTTTGTTTCATGGGCTACATACTCGCTGGCGCCGCCTCCGCTTGCAACCACAGGACTCGCCGCTTTGTGCAGACCCATCCTTAGATGAGACCCTCGTCAGCGAATTCCATATGGGCCAGCAGGCCGCGGCCTGTGCAAACGGGCCGGACATAAGCGTACTGACTTACCTCTCATCCAACATGCCAAAAAGCTTGCAATCCGGGAGGTGTCCACATAAGCGACTCTTAATGCTTCAGGTGACAACGCGGAGTTACGGAAACCCGATCCAGGCGCCGCAGGTTTCGGTAGGAATTTTCAATAGATTCTCAGTTATTGAATTTCTTGCTGCGCCGCACATGCAGTCCATTTGAATTGCAGCTAAAATTTCAATACCCGATGGCATGTGAGTCTTTGCGATTGGCATTGACGATGTTTGGCATCGGTTATTTCAACTACAACGAACCTCAAGGGGAGTTCACATGGCAACTTACAAAGACCTGCTTGCTCAAAAGACCAAGCTCGAAGAGCAACTCGAAGCCGCTCGCCAGAAAGAGCTGGCAACCGTCACCGAGCAGGTGCGGCAAGTCGTGCTGGAATACGGTCTGACCGCCGAGGACATCGGTCTGGCACCGAAGCGCGGCAAGCGCGCCAGCGCCAAGACGCCTGTTGCTCCCAAATACCGCGACCCCAAGACCGGCGCTACGTGGTCCGGCCGTGGTCGTGCACCCGCATGGCTTGGCAAGAACCGCGACAAGTTCCTGATCGCCTGATTCACCGGCAGGCACCGCCTGCCGCCACGAGGCGCACACCGGTCAGCCCAGCTGTCGGATGCGCGCCTCGATGGCGGCAGACAGGCGCGGAATGCGCCGCATCACCAGTTGATCGATGTCGAGCCGCTTCCTGAGCACGACACGCGGCACCAGCACCGCAATCGGTACATCCGCGCCGCGCTTGATGCGCTTGACGCCTTCGGCCTTGCGGTAGCGGCGCTTGAAGCCGGCCAGCGGCCGGTCGTGCTCCCCGATGTTCTCGGCCATCAGCACCACATTCCCCCGGTCGTTCTTCACGAAATACGCGTTCCCCCCGCGCATTAACTCGGCGATCTGCGCCTTGAAGCGCTTCCTGCCGACACGCCCATACAGCGGAATCAGCAGCCGGCCCGCGATCACACCGCCCCGCTCGTGAATCGCTGACCACGGCACACGCGAGCCCACGTAGAGCGCCGGCAAACGCTTCGGGTCCTTGTCCAGTACCTTGGCCGTGAAGCCCTTGAGGAACGAGCGCTTCACCACCCGCATCTGCCCGGCGACGTGGTCACGCATCTCCTGCCGCAGCTCGGTTGCCGCACCGGCCATGGCCTGCGCGACAGCCTGCTTCCCCTTCGGACGGAACTCGCCCGCCCAGCGCCGCAGTTGAGCCTGCGCCGCGGCGCTATCGATTCGAACGGAAATCCGCATGGCGGGTTGCCTTGTCGTTGAACTGGTCGAGCGTGCGCTCCAGATTGCGCGCATCGCCCCGCGTGCCGATCGCGATCAGCGACAGCAGCCGTGCGTCGCGCGCGGCCTCCGCGCGCACCGTGGCGCCCAGGAAGCCCCTCACCTGGGCCAGGGTGTAGCCGAGGATGTCGGGCAGGCGGTGGCCGTGGTCGATCAGCCGTTGGATGGCATCGAACCAGATGGCGCCGGCCCCACCACCTGGCCGATCAGGCCGTCGAGCCTGGGCAGCACCGTCCGGGTAAAAAAATCCGCGTTCACCTCGACCACCTTGGCCGCCAGAAGAATCGCTTCGTCAGCGGCCAGGTCATCGACCCAGGTTCGTGGCTTGCCCACTGCGATCGCAACAGCCTGCAGCAGATCGTCGCCGTGCTCGATGAAGAGCCCGAGCCAGTCGATCTGCGGTGCGTTGAGTTGCTGCAGCGTCGGCGTGATCGCGCGCAGGAAATCCGGCAGCCGCCCCACCTTCAGCGGCAGGATGACGAGCGACTCGCCGCCCACGGTGAGTTCGGCCGGCTGCGGAATGAGCTTGTCCAGATCATCCATGGCTGGCCTCACATTTGCACGATGCGGCCGAACTGACCGAGCACCGCATCGACGGGCCTGGTGGCATCAGCCAGTAGCGAGCCCTCCATCTCGAACTTGTTATAGTCGTCCGAGATGAGGGAGAGCTCCTTGAGTGGGTCGAAGGCGACGCGGTACAGCTCGACCAGCACCTTGGCATTGCCCTGGGCCGTGTTCAGGCCCTCCAGGCGCAGGTAGCGCTCGGGCAGCGGCTGCGTGAAGATACCGATCTCGGTGGTCACGCCGTAGGCATAGGTCGCCTTGAACGGCTTCACGTACGGCACCGGCGGGGTGGCACCGTCGTCCAGGCGTAGGAACTGGATCGACCCGAAGTCCAGATCGCCGGTGTAGTCGACACCGGCCGCCAGCGTGGCAGGCTTGGCGCTGCTGTCCTTGATCACCAGCTTCGACACCTTGGGGTGCGCCAGGAAGTAGCGGTCGCCCACCAGTGGCTGCTCACCGCCGACCGGCTCGTCGTTGACCAGGCCGCCGTCGCCAGTGACGTGGTTGCCGTACAGGGCTAGCGCCAAGTTGTCCTTGGTGAACTCCTCGATGGTGAGATTGAGGGTGGCTGACTTCTGCTTGACCATCCGGTGGTCCAGCGTGCGCTGGCCGCTCTGGCTCTCGTAGTGCTCCAAAACATCTGTTTTGAGGGACAGCTTCAACTCGGCGACGTTGCCGGGCGAGCGCACCTCATAGGGCATGCCCGCGGCATCTCGCTTGCCGAGATAAACCCGCCCCTGGAAGGAGGCGTAGGTACTCATAGAAAATCCTTGCGTGACGCAGAAATGGGTACGGGGGTAAGCGCTGCCCGAACGGGGGCGCTTGGACGTGCGGGTGGCCGCCGGAAGCGGCGGCCAGAACGGCTGTCAGAACGACATCAGGCCGGCGTCGCCAGGTCGGCGGCCAGGGTCCGGTAGGTGACGCGGTAGCGCGCGGGAATGGCTGCCGCCACAGCGTCGGCGTCCTCGACGTCCCACTCGCAATCGAGCTCGTGGATACCGAGCGCCAGGCCGCCGACATTCACATCGGCCATTAGCGCGGCGTGGGCCGCGACAAGCAGCCGGTCAGCCTCGGTCTCCGGCGTGGCGGGCGGCACCGCGCGGGCCAGCGCCGTCATCCGCACGGTCAGTTCGCGGGTGACACGGTCATTGGCGCGGCTGGCGATGGCATCACTCTCCGGATACACCGCCAGCGCCGGGCACTGCTCGCGCGCGATGGCGACCGCTGGTGAGCGGTGCAGCGTGGCGCCGAGCGCCTGCACCGGCGGACGAACGGCCGCCATCACCGCGAGCAGGATCCGCTCGCGAACAGAATTGACTGCCATAGGGGATTACAGGCGGGATTACAGGCGCGTGAGCTTGGCGCGGATCTCGGAGCCGTCGCCGATGGCCCGCAGATCACGCACGAGGAAGACACCGCCCGCGATCTCGACGGTTTCGCGAGGCGTGAGCCCCGCAAAGACGCGGCCGGGGTAGGACATCACATACTCGGTGCTGACCGTCAGGCCGTCGAGCAGCGTCTCGTCGGGCGCGGCGAAGCCCACCAGGTTGGTGCGCGGCGGGCTGCCGTCGGACGGCCGCCAGACGCACTCTTTCAGCAACCCGGCATTGGCAGCGGCTTCGTAGAGGGTCTCCACGATTTCCATGGTCACCCCATCGTCAGCTTGACCAGCACGCCGGGGCGCAGGCACATCGGCAGCGGGTTGGCCTGGGTGTGCACATCGGTGCCGCGATCGAACTTGCGCGGCTCCTGCTTGGCGTACATCGGCTGGCCCAGCGTGTTGACCGTCTCGTTGAAGTCCGCCGGCGCGAAATACGTGCTGAAGGTGTCGATGGTGCCCGTTGGGAAGATGTGTGCCGCGCCTGGTTCGATGAAGTTGCGCACCTTGCCCTCCGCGTCCGACGCCTTGCCCCGATACTCCTCGAAGGTAATGCCACCGAACTCGAAGCCGGCCCGCACGTCGTTGATCAGCATGATCCCTTCACGCCAGCGCGAATAGGCCTCCTTGACGCTCTTGTGGCTGACCAGCGCCTTGAAGAAATCGGTCGAGCACAGGCAGTGCACGCCGGTCATGACCTCGCCGAGCAGGGAATCTTCGATCATGCCGAGCACGTCCGTGCATTTGTTCCGCACCTCGGTCTTGTCAGCGCTTAACTCGAAGTTCACCGCCTTCTGCTGGATGCGGAACTCCTCGAACAGGTTGTAGAGGGGGGAGCCGTCCGCGTCGAGGATCTCGCCCTTGAGCGCGCCCATGCGCAGGTGCTCTAGCGTGATGGCGTGCTTGTTGCGCATCGTTTCCAGGCGCTCGGCCATCACGCTGGACACCGATTCCAGTTCGGTCTCCGAGCCGAAACCGCGCAGCCCCTGCACCGCTTCGGGCAGCACCACGTCATCGTGCGGGATGTGGGGGATGACGAACGAACGCAGGTTGCGCCGGCCGCGCGTGCCGACCGTACCGGGCGAGCCGGGCGGCAGAGTCGGCAGCAGCGTCAACACGCCCTCGCGCTGCTCCACGATGATCTGGCGCGTGCGCACGGGCTTGGGCGCAAACAGATTCATCTGCTCCAGCTTGCCGTACCGGTTCGGGATCAGGTTGATGGCCGCTGTCATCGAGGCCATCTCGAAGGCAGGATTGGTGAATGGATTCTGCATGGTCGATCAGGCTCCGACGCGCACCAGGACCCCCAGTGCCTTGAGTTGAGAGATCGCGGCGTGCTGCTCGACGGCGGCGATGCCGGCGGGCCACTGCAGCGCATGGCTGGCGACGATGGCGTGGCGCGCGATCAGGAGGCCGTCGTCGCGGTCGGCCAGGTGGGCGTCGCACGCCTGCATCAGCACACCGGCGGCGTACTGGCTGCCATCGGTGGCGGACGGGTCAAGCTGCTTGACCTTGCCCGTGGCAGTCACCATGCCGACCACGGCGCCCAGGGACAGGGTCTGGCCAGCGGCCACGGTGACGCGCTCGCGCGAGTACAGGTTGGGCGCCTCGTACTTGAGGAGGTCGCCAAGATTGAGCGGTTCTTGAAGGACTGGCATGGGTCGTGATTACTGAATGCCCAGGCGCTTCTTGACGGCCTGGAGCAGCGGATTGCGGGGGGATGCGGGATGGCCGGCGTCGGCCGAGGCGACTGGCGCCTGCGGATCGATGCGGCTCGCGATCTCGGGCGACGCCTCGGCCCGTGCAGCGAGCAGGTGGCTGCGCACGCGCTCGGGCGTGGCGCGCGTTTCGAGGAAGCCGGCGATCAGGTCGGCACGGCCAGCCAGCGTGCACAGCTGGGCGATCTCCACGGCGTCGGTGTGGCTGGCGACGGGGATTGCCTGCGGCGCCGGCGGCGAGGCAACCGCCGGGGATTGAGCGGTGGCACCGGGTACTTCCGCAGCCAGGACGCTGACTGCAGCGGGATCAGGTTGAGTGGTCATGAAACAGTCCATCTGGGGGGTGAGAGAAACGCCGCGCGCCGTCATGACCGGCGCGGGAGACAGGGATGCAGTGAGCTGGGCGAGCGCGTCATCGAAGGTGCCAACGTCGTCGGCGAGCCCGGCCGCGACCGCGTCCTGCCCGAAGAACAGCCCCGCTTCTGTGGCGGTCACCGCCTCTGCGGCGATGCCGCGGTTGTTCGCCACGGTCGCAACGAAGAGCCCATACAGCCGATCCACCTCGGCCTGCAGCTGCGCTTGCGCGGCGTCGCTGATCGGTTCATGTGGGTTCAGGTCGTTCTTGCGCGCACCGGCGAAGACCGCTGTGTAGCGGACGCCGTCCTGCTGGTCCTTGACGGACTGGTCGACGTGCATGGCAATGACGCCGATCGAGCCAACCCCGCCCGTGCGCGAGACGAACAGGCGCGACGCGGCGCTGGCGAGCGCGTAGGCCGCCGAGAACGCCATGTCGTTGGCCACCGCCCAGACCGGTTTGACGGCGGCGGCGGCGCGGATGCGGTCGGCCAGATCGAACACCCCGCCCGACTCACCACCTGGGCTGTCGACGTCGAGCAGGATCGCGGCAACGCCAGGATCGGCCAGCGCCGCGTCCAGTTGGTCGCCGATGGCGGTGTAGCTGGCCAGCCCCGACTCGGCCTCCAGGCCCACGGTGCGCCGCACGAGCGTGCCGTGAATCGGGATCACGGCGATCTGGGCAGGGCCGGTGGCCGGGTTGCGCGCGGATGGTACGTAGTCGCCCGGCGGCGCCAGGTCGGCCAGGCCCACGCGCGGCCCCAGCACTGACAGGATCACGTCAAGTTTGGGGCGATCAATCGCCAGCGGCACGCCGAACAGGCGTGTCGCCAGATGAGGCAACAGGGTCATGGAAATCCTTCAGGCGGCGACGGGTTCGCCGGCGGTTGCGTCCGTGCGGGACGCGGCGGGGGCGCCGTCCTTGGCGGTGTGGCGCGGGTCGGAATCGAAGACCAGCCCGAGCGTGTCAGCGCGAGCGTTGTCGGCAGCGATCTCGCGGTCGATGTCCTCGGCGTCGTAGCCGAAGGTCGAGATGGCCTCCGAACGGCTCATCAGACCGGCACGGATCGCCAGCAGCATGGCCTTGAACTCCTTCTCGGGGTCCACCCACTGCCAGCCCTGCGGGATCCACTTGACCTGCAGATACTGGCGACGCCGGGCCGCGCCGCCGCGTGCAAAGCCAGGGGCCGTGAGCGCACCGGACAGCACCGCCTGCTTCATCCAGGCGGCCCACACCGGACGGCACATCTGGTGGACCAGCACACTGTGCTGCACCATCTCGCAGCGGCGGCGGAACTCCAGCAACCCCGCCCGGATGGACGAGTAGTTGACGCCGCTCAGGTCACCGGTCAGCTGCTCATAGGTGATGCCGAGCGCCGCGGCAACCGCACGGAACTGCGTGCGCAGGAACTCGCCATAGGAGCCACCGACATCGGCCGGATCCGAGAACTTGATGTCCTCGCCCGGTTCCAGAATCTGCAGCGTCCCCGGTTCCAGCCCGAGCAGCGAGATGCCGGCCTCGTCCGGCAGGCCCTCGCCCATCAGGTTGTCCTCCGGGCTCTGGCGGGTGACAAAGCCTGCGAACATGGCGGCGGTTTTCTTGCGCACGAGCTCCGCGTCGTCGTACTGGTCGAGCTCGTTCAACTTGACCAGTGCGCGCGACAGCCACGGCTCGCCCCGGATCTGGCCGGGCCGCAGCACGCGGAACAGGTGGATCACCTCGCTCGCGTCGACCCGTACGGTATCGAGCCCGCCCTGCCCTGACATCGGCGCGAGCCGGCCGTCATCTGGATGCGACCGGTACAGGTGGTAGGCCACACGCCGGCCCAGGTTGTCGAACTCGATGCCCGAGCGGACCACGTTGCCCGGGCCGGAGGCCCCTGCGGTAGACGGCAAATCGACGTTCAAGGTCATCGGCAGATGCTCGGCCTCCAGCAGTTGAAGCTGCAGCGGCACGGACAGACCATCCTCGGGACGGCGTGGGCGCAGCCGGATCAGGCATTCCCCGCCTTCCAGCATGGCGCGGCAGGCGAGCGCCTGCAGGCCGTAGAAATCGGTCTGGCCGGCTGCATCCGCCTCGGCCGTCCAGTCGCGCCACAGCGCCTGCACCTCGGCCTTGAAGGCGTCATCGGTGGACAGACTCTGCGGCTTGATGCCGGTGCCGACCGCGTTGGCGACAAACGCCTCGATGCCGGCCTGCGCCCAGGCATTGCGCCGGACCAGATCGCGGCTCTTGATGCGCAGGTCCGCGCCGCTGGCGAGCAGCGCCGCCACCGCTCCTGGGTTGCTAGGCATCCAGGCGAGCGAGCGCCGGCCTCGGCCGGAAGCATCATGGACCGGTGCTTGGCCGAACACGCTGCGGATCCGGGCGAACCAGCCACCAGAGGTTCGGCCAGGGGTTCGAGATACAGCTCGGGCCATCAGAACCCTTTGCCGGTCGTCACGCGGATCTGGCGCGGGGCACCCGGCCACAGCCCGGTTTCGGCGGCCTGCTCGAACAGGCCACGCCGCACCTCGCGGATCGCCATCTTGAGCTCATCGACCGAGCGGTACTCGACGGTCTTGTCTTGGAAGGTGACGCGACGCTCGCCCTTTGCGAGCGCGGCCTCCAGCGCTTGAAGCTGCGCTTCGGTATATGCCATCAGCGGAATACGATCAGGTTGAGTTCGGAGGTATCGGTCAGCGTCCCGGCGGCGGTCGTGCAGATGACCTCCACGAACGCCGCGGTCTTGGCCTCGGCGCGCGTGCGGGCGCCGGCGGCCTTCATGGCGGACTGGCGCCCGGCGTTGCGGGCGAAGGCCGTCCAGCAGTAGCCGGCGTCGGGCATGGGCTCGGTGAAGACCACGCGGTACTTGCCCGTGCCGACGCGGATCACGCTGTCGACGTTGAAGGCCGACCGGATCACCGCCTGGTCGCCGACGGTGCCGAAGCACACCCAGGCGCGGGCCAGGGCCGGGTAGTCCGCCGTGATGCGCGCGCGCACCTCCTGGGCAATGGCGGCGGCGAGCTCGGCGATGTTTCCGGTCAGCGACATCGGCGGCGGATCAGGCGCCCGACAGCGCCGCCTCGAAGACCGGCACGAAGTCGGTCTCGGGGTCGCCGATGGCGGCAGCCGCCACCGCGCCGATGTTCTGGCGGGCCTGGGCCTGCTCGTCGGCGGTCAGCGCCTGCGCGGCATCGAAGCGCACGCGGCGGTCCACGGCGGCCAGCAGCGCGGCGATGCCCGACTCGTCCTTGAGGATCGCCTCCTGCAACTCCTTGAGGGTGTCGAAGGCCGCATCGGCACCGCCCAGCAGGTCGGCCTTCAGCGCATCGAGCAGGCCGGTAATGCGCGAGGCGGAGAAGGTGGTCGTGGTGCCGGCCGCGTTGCTGTCATCGATCAGCGCGGCGCTGGCGAGCTTGTCGAACTGCGCGCGCAGCTCGTTGATCGCCGAGACGAGGCTGGTCTTGTCGGTGGTCGACAGGCGGGCGAGCGAGCCCACCTGGTCGTGAATGGCCTTGAACTCCGACGCCAGGCGCTGGACGAGGGATTCGATGCGAGTCTGCAAACTCATGGGGGATGAACTCCGGGTAACAGCATGAAGAGCACCGAGGTGCTCAGGACAGCCAGCGGCTCTTGATCACGCGCCGGCTGGATTGGCGGACCCCAGAAACGGCGATGCCACCGCGAGCGGTGGCATCTGTGGGGACCGGTGGTTCGGTTGGAGGTGGAACATCGGGCGGCGGCGCCAGGCCCAGTTGTCGCTCCAGCTCGCGCCAGTGGCGCTCCTCGAAGCGGTCGAGGCCGGCGGCGCTGGCGCCCGCCCGCGCGTACACGTAGCAGTCCAGGGCTTCGTTGCGCTCGCGCATCTTTTGCCACTCGCGGATGGGGAAGCCGTTGCGATCCCGTCGGGTGATCAGTTGCTCGGCGCACAGCTGCTGCAGGAACTCCCCATCCACCTTCGGCAGGTGTACGAAGCCGGATGGGAACGAGACGGTCACGCCATCTTCTGCTACGTCTGCGGCCTTGCGCAGGTTGTTGTAGAACTCCAGCTTGGCGATGCCGACCGCCACCGTGAAGAGCTTGATGCCCCGGCGCAATTTCTTGCCATTGCGCATCACGTCGACCGGCGCGGGCGTGCCGATCAGCGCGGCGCCGCGCGCCGAGCCCTTGACCGCCATCACCCGGGCGTCCCGGCAGGCGCGCACGAAGGTGTACGCCTCCTGCGTGGCGAAGCCGGTGTCGAGCGCGAGGCGTGCCAGCGGCATCGATGCGCCGCTCGCGTGGGTCCACTGCTCATCAATCATTTCAGCAAGGCGCTTCCACACCGTGTCGCGGGCCGTGTCGCCCATCAACACGCGGTGCTCAACCAACCAGGACACCTTGCCGCGCCCGAACGCCCAGACCGACACCTCGATGCGGTCCTTCTGCACGTCGGCGCCAGCGGAGAGCAGCAGGCCGCCCGCCGGCACGGTGCCGATGGCATAGTCCTCGCGCCGCTCCAGCAGCCGTTGCCAGTCCGGGGCCTCGCCCTCCTCGACCCAGGTCTCGCCCAACTCGGTGTTGCGGAACGTCTTGATCGCTGCCGCCGAGCCGGATTCCTTGCTCACCGCGCTCTCCCAGGCTGCGGCGATGTCGCGCCAGCTGCGCCAGCCCACCGGGCTGTAGAGCGAGGACAGGTGGAAGCCCGCCGTGCGGCCGACCACCTCCGCCATCGCCCGCCATTCGCCGTGCTCCAGCATCCACGCCTTGTGGTGCTCGTGGATCGGCTCTTCGCACGCTTCGCAGATGTAGGCCGCCGTGTCAGGCTCGCCCTTGGTCCATCGCAGTTGCTCGAAGCGCAGCCACTGGCGATGGTCGCAGTGCGGGCACGGCACGAAGTACCTGCGTTGGTCGGACGCGTCATATTCGCGTTCGATGGTGCTGGCGCCGGCAATCGTCGGCGTCGACACGATGAGAATCTTGCGGCGCGCGAAGGTGCGCGTCCGGGCTTCGGCGAGCGAGATCGCATCGCCTTCGCCCTCGACGTCCAGCGGGTAGCCATCGACCTCATCGAGAAACAGGTACCGCACCGGCATCGAGCGCAGGCCCACCGCACTGTTGGCGCCGGTCATGACCAGCACGCCGCCCCGGAACTCCTTGGCCAAGATGGTGTTGCCCGAGTCGCGCGAGCGGGCCGGCGCGATACGCTCGGCCAGCACCGGGGACTCCTCGATCAGCGGGTCGATCCGCTGCTTGGAGTTGCGCTTGGCCATCTCCACCGTCGGCCAGACCGCCATCATGGGACCCGGCGCGTGGTGGATCACGTAGCCGATCCAGTTCGACCCCATCTCGGTCGCGCCGACCTGCGCGGCCTTCATGAAGACCACCCGCTCGATGGGCGAAGTCGGCGACAGGCAATCCATGATCGCGCGCAGGTACGGCGTGCGGCTGGTGCGCCAGCGCCCGGGCTCCGCCGAGGCTTTGCTCGACAGCATGCGGTGGCGGTCCGACCATTCGGAGACGGTGAGCAGCGGATCCGGCGTCAACCCCTCACGCCAAGCGCGCTCGATCTCGGCGGCGCCTTCGTAATCCGCTACCAGCATCAATCCACACGCGGGCGCAGCTCGCCCAGCTCCTGCAGGTGGTTACGCACAGCCGCTTCCAGCGCGACGTGCATCGGGTGTGGGTCGATGCCCAGCGCCGCCGCCATCTGCGCGGAGACGCGCGCCGGCCAGTTCAACCATGCATCGCGCTCGGCGCGCGCCAGCGTGAAGACATGCGCGATGGCCTGCGAGCGGTCCACCAGTTCGCCCTTGAGGCGGGCCAGGCGCACCTTGTTGGTCTGCGCCTTGACCACCTCGTTGACGGTGCGGGCCTGCAGCAGCGACGTGCCGCCCGTGGGCGACGACGCGGGCCCGTCCTGGGGCTGGCTGCCCTCCTGCGGCACGGCGACCCGCACGGGCTGGGTACGCGTGCCGTTGCGCGGCGCTTCGGTGTTGCGTGCCCATTCTGCATCGGCGCGGTCCGCATCGACGGTGCCATCGGCTTCCGGCGTGATGCGGCCGGCGGCAATGGCCTTGCGCACGGCGGCATCGGACACGCCTCGGTGCCGTGCATAGGCGCGAATCGAAATTCCCATCTGATTTGAATTCTTGCGGATAGCGCTTGGCTTCTGTGCGGCACAGCGCGTTCATGTGCTCACCAACACAACACATCAACCGGAGCAAACGATGCGCAACACCCTGAGCCAAGACGACGTGGTCGAAGAGCTAATCGAGATCAAGGAGCAGATGCTCGACCTGATCGAAAACGTGCGCGGCGTGCTGAAAGCCGGCGGATTCGGTAGCGCCCTGGCTCGCGCCGAGGACTACTGGATGGCGCACCTCACCTGCGCGATCTCCCACGACCACGGCTACCTCGGCAGATCGGGATGCACCCTGCAGGACACCATCGAAGAAATCGAGAGCGGCGAAGACGAGGGCGAGGAAGACGACCACGCCTGACATGACGCGCCGGGCGGCATCGCCCGCCCGGCAACCTCCAGCACAAAGCGCTTGGCTTCTCCGCCGAACAGCGCGTTCATCACACCACGTTCAAACCACCTCGAAGGAGCAACACATGACCACGCAACAACTGACCCCGGCACAGCACGCGATCCTCGCCTACGCCATTTCGCACACCGGCGGCAAGATCGAATGGTTCCCCGACAACATCAAAGGCGGCGCACGCAAGAAGGTGCTCGAAGGGCTCGCGAAGCGCACCCTGATTGCCGCCAGCGGCGACGACTGGCTGGTCACGGCCGCAGGCTACAACGCCCTGGGGCTCGACGCGCCGCAGTCCGAGCAGCCCGCCGCAGAGGCCGAGCAGCCGCGCAAGGTGGCCCGCACGCGCGAGAACAGCAAGCAAGCCCAGGTCGTCGCGATGCTGGCCCGGCCGGAAGGCGCGACGGTGAAGCAGATTTGCGAAGCCACCGGCTGGCAGGCACACACGGTGCGCGGCGCGTTTGCTGGCACGTTCAAGAAGCGGCTGGGCCTGACCATCATTTCCGAGAAGTCGGGCGATAGCGAGCGCGTCTATCGAACCGCAGCAGAGGCCACCGACCAGTCCGCCTGATGTCGCGCGGGGCCGACTGCGATGGCAACGGCCCCCGCTGAGGCAGCGAACAGCGCTTGGCTTGTGACCGGAACAGCGCGTTCATGTCGTTGTCGTGATTGACGACGCCAACCCCAAGGACAACACACCATGAGCACCACCATCAAACGCACGCCCTGCACCCTGGTCATCGGTAACGCCGTGATCCAAACCAAGAAACTGGACCAGCGCCTGCCCTTTGCCCGCAAACCTGCCGATCTGATCCAGGTGTGCGGCGGGGAATACGGCGAGGTCTACGTCACTGAGACCAAGCACCTCACCACGGCGGAATTCGACGAATTCGCGAACAACCTCCTGATGTCCCGCGACTGGCTGCGCGGCAAGGGCGGCGGCTATCTCGGCAAGTACCTCTGCATCGAGGTCACCGCACCCGGTCGCCCCACCCTGTATGTCAATCCGGAGGGTAGCGACTACGCGCGGTACGTGGCCCGCGTCGACTGATCACAACTAACCGGGAAAGAAGCCAGGAACAACTTGGCTTCCTCTTCGAACAGCGCGTTCATACAGGTGTCGCAACGACATCAACCAAGAGGACAAAAACATGGACATCACCACCGCCAACTACAACGCTTTCGTCACCGAGCTCACCGCCCTCACCCGCAAATACGGTGTCGCGCTCGCGGCGATCGGCGGCGTCAGCATCGCCGATGAACCCGGCGACTTCCGCAACGTCGTCTACGTCGCCGATATCACCAGCGGGGACCTGTACGCCAAAGACCCCGAATCCTGATCCACCTGCTGTATTTCGATGCCGCCCTCCGGGGCGATTTTCCACCTGACGGCCATTGTTGCTGCCAGCGAAATCGCCGACGACCTTTCGGCGTAGGGCCGCGCGAAGCGGAGGGACTGCTCAATTGGCGCACACCCCTTGGTCTGTCGCCTCGCGGATAAGCACTTCCTGGGCGCGGTGTACTCGCCCCATCAGTTGGTAAAACCGCACCACCCTTCGCGTCCATGTTCGCACTGGCGAGCACAACTTCGCGTCGAGCACAGGGCTTTGCAATGGCGCTTGCTAGCATCGAAAGCCCAGCGCTCTCGCCGCCCGGGCTTGTGTATTCAACCTCTTGGAGCAATAACGACACGATGCTTATACAGACACAATACCCTGGGATTTACATTGCAACAGCAAGTGACAATCAACGCGAAGCTGACCGTTATGCGGGCAAAGTAAACGAGGCGTTAGGGAACCGCTGATCAATGAAGTCGGCGAATGGAATCGCGAGTCATGCCATCTTGGTTTTTCGGATTGAGGAAGGGATGCTTCGATTCAGCACGGTTTTTCGCTGCTTTCGCACCTATCTTGGC